GATTATTTAAACACCATAGTTCAACTCATCCACATAATAATTCAATGTAAGTTCTTCGCCTTTGCAAACCTTATTGACCGTATAAACATGGTAAGTCCGATAGTCATCCCAATCAAACTCTAGCGACAATTCACAATTAAAATCATCTGCATGATTTAGAAACCCACCAATAGGGGTTCTTACATAACCTTGTATAATAGGAACTTTGATGTGAGACATTCCTATATCAATATCTTTTTCTATGTCTTGAGCAGCAAAAAGACCAAACCCTTCTATTTTGCTTTTTCCTATCTCAATGTAATCTGGTAGAGGTTTATAGTACATTTTGCTGTAAATAGGATGCATATCTATTTATACCCACCACCTGCATCTTTGTAAGCCTTAGCCAGCATCTGTGCTTTACGGGCAGACCATTGACCGGGCTTTCCACCCTTACTGCCAGCCTTGATGCGATTAAACTGTCGCTTACGCATCTCTGGCTTGGTGTAATTACCTGCTTCGTTTACGCGAGACTTTGCTTTTGGCTTTGCCTTGGGTTTTGCTTTGGACTTTTTTTGTGCCATTTCTAGACCTGTTCTTTGTCTGTGATGTTACACGCAAATTAGTTGTCTTGTTATTCTTTGTGTTCCTGTCCTTGTGATCTACGTCCTTCTTATCACCTTTTTTAACAAGACCTTTCTTTTCCATAATGTCTCTAGCAGCATTACGGTTAGCTCGACGTTTTTTCTGCTTCGGCTTTGAATGATAATTCTCATACTCAGCTTTATAGTTTCTAGCCATAATGCTTGATAACTTTCATGCAGATAGTGTAAATATCACCGTTACTGTGACCTATGGTGGTGAAGTCAATATCACCTGTCACACCGCTTCCTGCGTTGTTAGGTATCCCAGAGAACTCTGAAAAGTCAATCGAGTCAGCGTAATCTGCAATACAGAGCCAAGCCAGAACATTTGTGCTGGCATCGAAATCAATCCTGACACTCATGCCTGCTGTGCTGTACCAGATTTCCTGTATCGTTACAGATGTACAAGCCTTCTTTGTAACAGGATTAGAATTCAAAGCAGAAACGTCGATCTTCTTAACCGCAGCTTCTCCTGAACCATCACTCACATTTGTAAATTTAAAGACAGCAAACTGTGGGCCGTCATCTATCGTCTGTGTTGCAACTGCATCAGCCATTTAACCTTCCTCACTGTAATAATTGGGACGGCTGACCAAGGCCAGCCTCCTCATGTGAATTTACTGATCAGCAAACGCTGGTGCTGTTGCACCCGTCACACTACCAAATATCTGATAATTAGTGGTGTTCAGACCCATAATAGTCACATCAAAGCCAGCAGGTACATTGATCTGTATAGAACTATTAGAGTTTCCATCAGAAAACACTGCGCTTACTTCGTTGTCAGTATCAAGGAATGTTACGCCACCAATATAAAAATTGGTATTTCCGGGGGTAATAATGAGTGCGTCAGTTGCATCAGCCGCTCCACCTGCATAAACAAACCTGAACATAGACCCTGCTATGGGTGCAGGTAAGGTGTAGGTGTTGTCCTGACCACCATCTGGAACAAGAAGAATTCTTCCGCTATGCGTGGCATTGGTAAGAGTGACGTTGGAGTCAGCAAGACTAATAGGGCCGTCACCGACAGTGATCACCTCTGTAATAGCACCTGTACTGGTGTTTTTGCTAACTGTTTTGAAAGTACTTTCGGAGCGTACCGCTCCAGTAAATGTAGTGTTACCCATGTGGTTCTCCCTGTCTGGGTTCGTCTGCTATTGTTAAGCAGTCAGGAATAAGGAAAAGGGGAGCAAAGCTCCCCCTTCCGTGAAACGGTTATGCTCCGGGCGAACCGTAAATGCCCAAGGGATCGGAGACCCCGAAAGAGTAACGCTCTCGCGCCTTGTACCGAACATTTCCAGTGTCAAAGTCACCGTCCATGCTGGTCTCTAGAGCCGTTCTTTCAAAATGCTTCATACCGTTAGGTATATCAGTGAGAAGGAAGAAAGCGTTAGTGTCAGTCAGATAGTGATTGACAGAGTAACCTTCTGGAATCGCACCCATATTACGGATAGCATTGATGTCGTTATCGGCTGTTCCGACACGTTGCGTTGTTTGCAACAGACGGTCAGCAGTAAACATCAGGTTAGGTGGAACAACTAAGCGAGTTGGTCGCGCTGCGATAAGCAGGCCACGCTCATCAGTGTAGGCTGCAATCTCAATGATTGCATTCTCCAGAGATGTCTCGTTCAGGTCAGCCGCAGTTGCAGGACGGTTGCTGTTCTTACCGCCATTAACCAATGGATGACCGTCTCCACCAGTAACACCATCGCCAGATGCAGTGAACAGGTTAACCCCGTCACCAGTCTGGTAGGCATTAGTGAAGCCGTTGTTTAGAGGAAACACAGCTTTTACCTGCTTGGTATAAGCCATAGCACGGGCAAGTGCCTTGGTATAACGTGCAGAAAGCGAATCATAGAGATTATCTTCCATCGCTTCTTCAGTTATAGCAAAACCCATCGCTATTGTTTCGTGATTGTACCTTGCGGTGAAAGACTCTTGCGCTGAATCGTAAGAGATTGCAGAACCTTCGTTTTTCACTGGTGCAGCGGCAAAACCACTTAGCTTGACTTCCTCTTCAAATGAACGATCAGAACTCTCTGTTTCATAAATGAGAGTGTGTTCGTCCTCGTACTTTTCATACTCCAAACCAAAAAGGGCGTTAAGACCCGGAAGGAGTTCTTTAAGCATTTGCGCTCTTGAAATAGCCATATCCTATAGCTCCTTATACGCCAAGTTTAGTTTCGTAAGCATGACTGAGCGGCAGATACGTCACAATACAGTCGGTGAAAGCATCACCAACAGCACTGCTTGGGCCGTCCACAAAGTCAACTACACGAAGCGGAAGAGTGTTAGTCGTAGCAATTGAACCACCATCTAAGGCATTCTTGCTTCGACCGATTGAGGTTGATCCTGCTGTGTTAACCGCAGAGATGTTGTTGCCAAGCCCAGTTTGAGCTATAGCTTCGTCACCCTGCATACGGAATAACAACTTAGGATCATCGCAGACATAAGCCATAATATCATCAGCGGCAGTAGACGCTATGAATTGCTGGTTAAATGTCAACTGGTTAGTGTTGGGATCAGTGTACGAACATCCCATGAAAATGCCAACTGTGCCAGCAACAACTGATGTTGTCACAGCCGCTTTTTCTACAGTTCCAGCGGCAACAATCTTAACAAAATCGCCATAAAAAATAGCGGTTCCGTAAGCGTTTGCAATCTTTATGTGTCGAACTTTTCCTGTAAAAGAGCCGCTCGCACTAAGAGTGTCAACTGGTTCTGCTCCCATAGGGGTTGCAGTGGTAGCCATGTGTGGCCTCCTTTAGTTACAAGTCTTAGATTAGGAGCTTACCATTAAATAGTTAGCTCCTGCCAAAAGTTGTCCTTGAACTTCGCTCTGGTTTCATTAGCGGCATTCTAGGATCATTCTCGCGCAAGTAATTGTTATCCACGGAATCCATTTGATTCTGTGCAATTTTATGGAAATGCTCTGTTCTTGCTGCCACTTTCTCGTCTGGCATTTTACAAAGCAACAAGCCACCAACCTCCAGACCTTCCGTAAAGCGAGAACCAACATCCGAATCCATAAGCATTTCGGGGTGGTCTGCTTTTTTGCAAGCTACCCAACCTTCCCTAAACATTCTGGAAACGTGGGTATTGTCTGGTTCTCCAAGGGTGCTAGTCCTAATCCACCTGAACGTCCACCCCGGAACGGGATCTGGATCAGGTAAAATAGAAGCTGGAACCCATGAGTCATTAGGTCTTGCTTCCTCTTGACGCGATTGTTTGTTTCTGGGTTTGCGCTCTTCAGTCATCTCAAGTTCTCCTTGTAGAACTGTCTGGCATACTGTTCGTTAGTAATCCCAAGTTTCTTGGCGAGAGAGACCTGAGAGGGCTTTAACTTCAATGTGCGCGGTTTTGCACCATTATTTCTATTACTTGGTGCCACTACCGTGGAGCGTTGGTTGGCAGTCGAAGTCGCGGTAAGCCCATCAAAATCGCTATCCTGCCATCCAAATTTAGGATACGCCTCTCTCATACCTGAGTCTATAAACTCAAAGTAATCTGGCGTATTCGGTTTAATCTTCCTGTCCAAGACGGCTTCTTCATGCAACCCATATGCGGTTGCGGTCATACGTCTATGTGACGGATCCATAAACCAAGTGTTCTTGTCAGCCCATGCCTTTGCCTCTGGATCAACCTGCGGAGGCGGTGGTGGCTGTTGCGGAGCAGGTTGCTGAACTTGAGGTTTTGCAGCCTGTACCGCTAAATTCCTTTCGTACTTTTCAGCCTCTGCCATTTCGGATTGGGCTTTGTTTAAGGCTTCCTGAGATGAAACAACAGCATCCGTGTTGCCTTCTTCATAAGCCTTTTTATACGAATCCTTCGCACTTTGCAAGGCGAGGGCCGCTTTTTGCTTAATCTGTGCAACAAGAGCAGACTCTCCACGCGAGATAACAGATTCCATTTCCTGATTTCTGTTGTGCAGTTGTTGCGTTATAGCAACCGCTTCATCACGAACCTTTTCGGCAGCTTCCCTTTGCCTGCGCTCTTCGTGCTGCTCATACTTCAGTTTGTTGATTCGCTTCTGTACTTTCTCGCTATAACCAGAAAGCTCCTCATCATCTGGTTCGTCCTCTGATGCCTTTGCTTTGGCTGGGCGTTGATCTTCTTCTGCCCGATCATCAACAATCTCAATCTGCGTTTCACTCTCGGAATCCGCAGGTGCTTTTGCTCCCTTTTCAATTTTAGTTTTTACGCCAAAAAATCTGTCCTCTGCGCTTGCGGGAGTTGTTTCTGCGCTTTCAATTGCTTCGCTCATACTCTACCTATGCCTCTTGGATCTTCGATTACAGCCTCAACGCTGTCATCGTTTATTAAACGGAACTCCTGACCATGCACCATAAACCGTGTGCCTGAATAGGAGCGCATCATAATCCAGTCGCCTTCTTTGCAATAAGCACCAGAAGGAAACCGTTTTTTGTCGGCGTAGGCATCCTTGCCCATTTTCAAAACCATGCCAGTAATGGAACCAACCGATTCCTCCTGAATTGATTTTGTAGATTTAATAATCCCGCCTTCCGTCTTTTCCTCTGGATCAGGTAAAGCAATCAACAATTTGTAACCTTGCGGCTCAGGCAGTTGATGTGCCTTGCGAGGTTCTTCCTCGTTTTCTGTAGGTACTACTGACAGCTCTGTCATTGGTATTGACCTTTGCACTGGAAAAAAGCGTCCAGAGTCGCTTGCATCGCCCGTTGCGATGAATGGTTAAATTTTGAATGCTATGCCTTTTCTATTCTTTCCTGTAAGTCAAGAAGCTCTCTTTCAGCTATAGCAAGCCCTTCTATAATACCGCAACAATTGCGGTATTCCGAAAAATCTTTACAAGCACCACCACTAATGTGATCGCTTAGTTCGTTCATCTGTTTACGCAACTGTTCACGCAAAAACTCAAACGCATTGTTGGAGGCTCTATCTGTCAAACAGGTTCTCCACTATTTCCTTGCCAATCTTAACCCCTTCGATCTGTTCCTTGGAAACAATCTTTCGACTTTCCAGTTGATCCTTGGCGTTGTCTTCTGCAACCCTGACAGCCAGTTCCGCTTTCTTTATCTCTTCTTCCCTGTTGAGTTTCTGGGAATCATAGTTAGCCTTGCTCATCGCCTTAGCTGTTTCAAGCTGAAGTCTGGCCTGATCAATCTGGGCCTTGCTCTGGGCTTGCATTTCCTTAATGGCAAGCTCCCTTTGCGCCATCTGGACAACGGGATCTTGAGCCTGTTGCTGCGCTTTCTGCTGTGCCATTTCCTGTTCATTTTTGCCTTTCAACTGTTCAGCCGCTGGTGCAACCAGTCTGGCAATCCTGAGTTCGATGTCTTCAGGCAGTTTTTCGTCTGGTGCTGGCAAGTTAACACCAAGCTCTTTCTCAACTTGTTGACGATAAGCAAATGCCAGATGCTCCTGAATATGTGCTGCCATTGCTGCCGCCATCTGTTTAGCCAACGGACTTTTGCCAGCAATCTGCAATATCTTGGGGTCTTCAATGAATGACATGTGCGCCTGAATGTGTGCCTCATGATCCTGATAAATAAACGCCTTGACAGGCTTGTTGTTCAGGATGTTCATGTTTTCACTGACAGGATCAGTTGGCTTGATATCATCTTCCAACGG